GATGAAACGTCAGAAAGGAGGTGTATTAAGATCAGAACAAAAAGATTTGATTGATTACCTACAAGGCTGCGGGCATCGGGTCATTGTGGGGTATGGGTTTGACGATGCCAAAACCAAAATTGGAGAGCAAAAATGACCAAGAAACAAAAACCGGAGTTTAAAGTTAACTTCAGCATTGCTGAGATGGTTCAGCGTTTTGCTGACTACGCATTGGAGCCTGTGTTTAGGTTACCCAACAGCGAGCAAATTGTTGTTCCACACTTTATCGAACCTCACAAATGGGTTGGATTGGGTATGGTTACGTACACAACCGAGGAGTTGCTTAATTCCCGTGCGGACCCAGAGCTTCAATGCCTGTGGTCAAGACCGTGGACTGAAAAGATTATCTTCCAAGGTAAAGATCGGGTGTTTAGCAGCGCAGAACTCAAAATCTTGATAAAGGCACGGCTATGAGCAAAGCAGAAGCATGGCGTAAGTGGTGGTCTGTAATTCACAAAACCGCCCCCGCTGGTAGTTATGACCCTAGGGAAGCGCCCATGTGGGATGCCTGGGAAGCGGCTTGGGATGAAGCAACCAAGCAATCTCAAGTTGAGATTAACCACCTAAAAGAACAGCTAATGCGTGCCAACACAAATGATGGTGCGTACAAAGCTGCGTTCTTAGCCGGTCAAATGTCGAGCAAACCAATATCCCGCGCTGAGATGAAAGATTGGGTCAACGAAACTTGGCAGAAATGCCAAAAGCAGGAGCCGGTAACGCGCCCGTGGGGCGGGCTGACGAATGAAGAAATCAAATCCCTGCCAAGTTGGTGGCCTAGTTACGAGGACGCCCCGGCTTTGATTGAATTAGTTAAAGATGTAGAAACCAAGCTCAAGGAGAAGAACGGTGGCTAGATACGGAATCCTTGACGACGAAGGTAACGTCGTCCGGTGGGTCTGGCATATGCCTCCATACCCGCACATCGTCCAAAAAATCAAACGCCAGCGCAAACCGAAGCTGGATCTATCTAACGTACAAGACGCACTATTTTGAGATAAATATGAGCCAACGAAAAGTTCTGGATTATTTAAGTGAGCACGGGGAGATGGCTAGAAGAGAAATGAACGTGCCGGGCGTAACGCCTAAAGCATTGTTTGGGATACTGAACCGTTTGTGCGCCAATGGTTCTGTCTCTAAACGTGAAGTTGGAGAAGAAAACAGAAGGTATTTTGTGTTTAACATCGGCCCTCCTTCGGTAGAGCCAGAGTACTCGTATATCCTTAGAAACCTACCTAGAAAGGAATTTCATGGCTAATTTTGAAACGTGGCAGTATGACAACCTTGTCAAGTTTGCAGTAGAAGCAAACGAGCGGCTGGCGCTGCTGAATGCGGAAATTGACGCGCTAAACGCTGATCTAAAGACGGCGATTAACGCTTACCGCGACTTACTTCGCCGCGACGCCCTTGGATTTTTCGAAGCTACGCATCCCACCGAAACCAAGCAGACCGGCGAGTAACGTCATCAACTGCTCAACCTGGAGATCTGGCGGCGGGGGTAGACCCTTCGGAATCAAGTCTACGCCCTGCCCAAACGCCCAGACCCATTGCATTAGTGGGTAGCCTAAGAACTGATAGGCTAGGCCAGCAACGCCAACCCAACCGACAGCAGGACGCCAGCCAGAGACAAATAGGCTAGTGCTTGCAGCTTCGATTTTATTGACATCCACCTGGGCGAGATCGGTGGCTTGATCAATCTTCTTTTCCTCCAAAGCGAGTTTGCGCTCTTCAAGCGCCATCTCAAGTCTCTCCTTGTCGGTCGTAATGAGATCACCTGCAACTTTGCCAACTCCTTCGATGATTGACCCGATACCAATCAGATCCATTACTTTAGCCCTTTCAAAGTGCGATTTATCCAACCCAACAGAAACTTGGATTGCGTGTGGTTCTTATTGCAAATGTCTGCGTAGCGGGTAATTTTGGCAAGTGCGTAGGCTTTCTTAAACGATTCGGGTTCAGCATTGTTGAACTTTTGCAAGGTCACATTGCCAACCGCGCCGTCTGGGGTGGCACCAACGATCAACTGTGCGAGCTTGACCGCGACGCCCATGCCAGTGTTTACGCCGAAGTTGAAAACCGATTCCGCAACAACTTGGTTCGTAATCTCATCCCCTCGTAAACGATCCCAAAACTCAGTCTTATAAAATCCCCGTACCATCCCAGTAAGGAGCGGATTGTTAATTTCGTTGTGGTCAATGATGTTCCAGCCGCCCCACTGGGGGTTTTTGTTTCGTGCAATTCCAGCATATGTCATCCCTCCGGTGTCACCCGGGACAGTGTGTAAAACGTAACCGCCTTCGTCGGCGATCATCTTTTCAAAAGCAGCGTTGAAGTCAGCCATTGTGTGGCCTCTTGTTGATGAGGTCAAAAAGTGTCTTGACCTTTTCCTCAAGCACTGCGACGCGCAGGTCAAGTTTGGCTAAGACAACAATCAACGTGATCAGCGCAAGAATCGCTGGCGACGCCTTTAGGATTAGTTCAAATGCGTCCATTAGTATTCACTCACATCAATAAGTTGACCACGGAAGTTAATGATACCTTCTGCGTGCTTGCTGACTAATTCAGGCCAAAGTGGTTTACCGTCTTTCATGGTTATCACGGCAAACCCACTGCGCCAGTTGACCGGACCGTCTTCAAGGTAGTCGATGAACTGCGGCCCATCAATCTCAGCAAGCGTGCCTGTGTCAACGCCCCACCGAGTGCCATTATAGTCCCCAAACGGCGTGACCTTGAGGCTGTGTAGATGGCCTGTGATAGTTGTAACCCCAGAATTTACGGTATTGTTGTGGGTGGCGTGAACGCCGCTCTTATAGCGATGTTTAATAACTACGTTATCTGACAGCCAGCAACTCCAACACGGATGCCACTTGGGGAAATGGTCCTTTAGCGCCGTGCCGCCAACCCCCTCAAATTGTGGTGCAGCTTCGGACAGGCGCGACTCAAAGCGCGAGTCATGGTTACCTAGCGGCCAGATCAATTGGGTGTGATGGCGAGACTTTTCGCAGGCGTCTTCGATCTCTTTAAGTGCTTCCTGACACGCTTGCAGTTCCTGCTTCACGTTTGGAACCGCGCTCCAATTTATTCTGGCGTGTCTGCTGATCGAACTTCCGTCAAAAATATCGCCGTTGGCGACTACAACGTGCGGTTTAAGTTCGTTTATCGCCCATAAAAGGCCCTTGAAGGCAGTTGTTCGGATGCCAGGCCAGAAGTGTGCGTCGGAGAAAATGATGGCGATGCCATCAGTCAGGCCGGCTTCGTGGCGCGCCTTTTGAATGTGGACTGCTTTGCCACTTTTTAAACTGATGTTTAACTTATTTTCTATCGTGCGCCGTCGAGTGTGGACGCGACGTTCAGAAAGCCCAGTTGCTTTGGCTACTTTAAGTGGTGATTTGTGCTCGTCCCATAACCGCAAAAATTCTGCGTCCGTGATTTTTGGTTGCATTATTCTTCATCCTTTTAGGAGAAGCATCCCAAATACCACAGTTTTGTTGCGGTTGGGTGACCCCCCGAGGTTATCGGGGGGCCAGATCATTACTCGTCGGTCTGTTCGTCAAACTCTTCTGCTTCAACTTCCTCTTCCTCTTCTTCTTCAGCGTGGGCTTGGAAGAGAGCGTCAGCGGTCGAAGAGAACAGCGAAGACAAGGTGAACTCGTTGATGTTTGATGCTTTAGCAACCAAGAAGGCGACCGAGAACAGAGCGTTCAGGGCATCAACTGGCTCAGAGTCATTGATCGCGTCAAGAATGTCGTCTTTCATGTCAGGCTCCAAAAAAAGGAATCTTCAGTTTACTAACTGATGATGACTTTTTAATGACCTCTAGTCAGTATGGTCAGCAACAGCAGGATGATTGACCCGCAGCCGGTGACCAAAATCTGCTCTAGGCGCTTGATCCGGGCGTGGATACCTTTGGTTTCTTTTTCAATGCCCTCGTACCTTACGGCGCAGACATCTACGTGGGCATCAATCTTATGATCAACTTCGGTGAGAGTAACCATCATGGGACCAATTTGTTTTGGTTGGCGGGGGCGAGGGCGTTGAAGGTTGCGGCTTCTTTGGCTTGCTTTTTAGTAATAGCGTTTTGACGCATTTCTGCGACTGTTTGAGCACCAGGAATTCGTAATGCAGACATTTTTTCCAGACCACGCATCAACGCGCTAGCGGTATTGGAGTAGTTGACCGCACCTGGCTGTTTAACCGTTGCATCCCTGACCGTATCGCGTAGGTCAAGAATTTGCTCGCGCCCATTTTTGCCAAACAACTCGGTCAACTTGTCTTCACGTTCCAACTTGTCAACTGCCTTACGGAAGTTGTCAAACTTGGTCACACCATTAACGCCAGTTGCCTGACCTTTGAGCCATTGAACTGTCTGGCCTTTCAGTTCATTGATTGCTTGTTGACCTTCTGGGCCAGCACGTTTAAGCAAAGAGGTGATGTGCTGAACGTCTTCTTTTGAACTACCAAGAACCACGTTGTCAAAAATATCAGACAACCGAACAAGGCGATCTTCGCCTTTGCTACCGACTAGTTTGGCAACAGCTTTGACATCATCAAATTCTTTAGAAAATTGCCGACGGGCAGCGCGGGCTTCTTGATAAAGATCTCCACCCGCGCCTTCTGTCACTTGATCAATAAGATTTTTTACTTCTTTGCCGTAATTTGAATTTGGTGTACCAAATTCAGTTTTCTTGCCGATGTTTTGGTATATGTCTTCAAATGCCCGAATGGAAATGTTGCCAGTTCCGTTTGGATCGTTAATCTTGAGTTGCTCAAGCGTATCTTGCAAAATCGGGGCAAGCGACGTTCTGGTCGTGGGCGTTTGCTTGTTGATGTAGTCAACTAAAGTTTGATACGGGACTTCTTGCAAAGTCTCACCAGAGTTGTCTGCTGCATTGTATTTAGTCTGATAATTTTTAATTGATTTTTCGTATTCTGCCATCAAGGGTTTATCAACAAGTTTGCCAACATCGCGTAGGTAAATTGGGTCAACATCAGCTACGGTTGAGCCGGTGGCTTCGGTCAACTGTTGAAACTGGCGACCAATTGCTTCTTGCTGTTGCTGCTTGAGGTTGGTAAGCGGGGCTACCAACTGAGGCTTGTTAGACTTCAGCAAATCTTGTTCAGCCTGTTGTTGAGCCAAATCCTGAAGTTGCTCGCCTTTGCTTAAAGGTATGCCTTGCCGTTGAGCGCGTTCTTGGCGAAGCATAGCCGCTCTGGTTTCAGCAGCCCCACCGCCGCCCATTTGTGGTTCTGGGGCGCGTACCAAAGCGTTCTGTACTGTTTGGGCTACACGTTGCGCCGTTGGAGCAGCGCGAGCGGCAAGCGCGTTAGTCGTTTGAGCGATTTGTCCAGCTTGCCCAACAACAGGTATAAATGCAGGAAGGTTAGGCGCTAGATTGCCAAGCGTTTGAAGGTTTGCTTGTGTTGCTGGGCTGGGAAGGACGTTGCCGCCCAATTCCGTAATTTGACGGGCTGTCTGCTCTTTAGGCGTACCCGTCAGCATTTCTTTGCCCAAAGCAATTGGCGCTGCGGCCATGCTTGTTAGACCGCCATAAATTACTCTTGCAGCAGTTTCTGGCAGCGCACCAACTCTTTCAAAAAAAGATGGCTCTTTTTCTTGCTTGGGTGGTAGCGTAATCGTGCCAGGGATTTGGCTTGCAGTCCCTGCGATGCCAGTTTGCTTGTAAAAATCTGCTTTTGGAATTGACGAGTAGAATTTTTGATGCAGCGCATCAACTAATTCCAAATCTGGAACTTCCGAATACATCGGAAATTTTTCTCGGATTTCCAAAATTGAAGGCATTATTTTTTCCCAAATAACCCAAGTGGGTCAGCACCAGTTGCAGCACCGGCAGACGGACCACCGGCAGCGCCTGAAGAAATTTCATCAATCTTTTTGGCAAACGGTCCGGCAACTTGCCGGATTGCACTAATTGCCAACCTACGGGCTTCTTGTTTTTGTTTGATAGTGCTATCACTATCTCCAACTTGCGGAAAATATTTTCTTTCTTCCCTTGCAAATTCAGCAGGACTAATACTAGCGCCAGATTCCTTACGAAGAACTGCGGTGATAAAGTTTTCTTTGGCCTGTTCGTAATTATTCTGGTTTTCGCTAGAAAGAAATGGTCGCAACACACTTTCTGCGCCAGCGGCAAGTTTTTCGCCTTGATAAGGAACCAGAGCTTCCAAAGTTCCTGATATGGCCCCTTTTATTCTGCCGCCAGAAGTGACCCCTTTGCCTTCTAAACCTTCCAAGATTTTATTAGCACCATCCATACGAACGCCATAAGCAATGGCGTTTCCTTGAGCTTCGTTAGGTGCTTTGCCTTCAATACCAGTTACAGCAACAAACTTGCCTTGTGGATTTTCTGGACTTGGAGCGTAAATAAACCCACCAGCACTTGCGTCAAATTTGGGTTGCTTGGCTTGATACTCTGCCCGAGCATCTGCTTGTCGTTGTAGGGCGACCCTTTGGCCTTCCAACCCAAGTCTTGCCCTATCAGCCCTTTCCCGTTCAGCATTTGATCTAGCAGTTTCTTGTGCTTGAGCTGCGGTAATATCTGTTATTGGCTTGCCGTCAGGACCAAGAACAAATTCGCTTGTGCCATCTAGTACATTTGTTTTTACAACACCATTTTTGGTGCTCGTAAGTTTGTAAGAAGCAATGTTGGCTTGTTTAGCTGAAGTTTGAGCTTGCAAAGCAGAAGTATCAGCTTGTCTTTCTTGATTGATTGCCGTAAACAATCGTGCTTTTTGTTCTTCAAGAGCTTTAATTCTAGCTTGCACACCGGGAAGCCCTGCGGCTTCAGAACTACCAAGTCTTGCAATTTCGTTATTGACCGCGCTCAACTCACCTTGCAGCCCAGACGTTGCTGGCATAGTCGTAACAGCCGGCGTAGGAACGGCAGCAGTTTGTACAGGAGCAACCATTGCATTAGCAACTGGTTGTGCTTGCGGCGCAGTCGGGGCCAAAGCATTAACTGGCGCAGCCATTGGTTGAGCTGGTGCGCGGCCACCAAGAACGGCCCGTTCAGCTTGTTGTTGCAATATCGCTGGCATTTTATCCAACGCGGCTGAACTTCTTTCAATTAAATTTTGCAACCCACCAGGCTGTGCAAGTTCCGACATAATCTGAGCGCGAGAACTTTCAGCAGTTACACCTCGACTTGCCAAATATTTGCCCAAAACAGGATCAGCATGGTTGGCTTCATGCCATGCAATGTAATCTTCTGGCGTCCTGACGTTTGAGAGTAATCCTTTTGACTGATCAAATTTCTGATTGACTAGCTTACCAAGTTGTTCTTGCCGAGCAAGTTGTTCTTTCTCAACTTCCGCAAGTTGTTTTTCAATAGCAGGAAGTTTCGATCCAACGCCAGCGGAAGCAATTTTTGACCGCAACGTAGGCAAATCAATTTGGCCTGTTTGTGGGTTGTAGGCTTCCATGTACGCCTTGTTCAAGGCGTTCTCTGACTCTTCGCCACGTCGAGCTGCAGCAAGAGTATACTGAGCCAGTGCGTTTTGATTTTGCGCGTTCTGAATGTTGGCAACTGTGCCATACATCGTCAATGGATTTTCAAGTTGCAGCGGTTTAACGCCAAGCGCAACAGTGTAGTCTGCCATGATTAGACCTTAATAATACCCGTCGCCAAAATTACCCGGAGTGACTTGAGTGCCGCCATATGCACCGCTGTAAGGAACCAACCCGTTTGGATTTGGAAACCGACTAATTAACTGCTGGTTTTGCATATAGTTCAAACCAGTCCCGAGCGCAGACGTTAGCGCGTTTGTTCCACCAACGTACCCAGATGCCCTAGCTTGCCCAATGTTGCCGTAGCCAGTAGCAAGGTTTTGCCCCATCTGGCCGGCTGCACCAGTCAGCGTGTTGGTAGCAGTCTGCCCAACACCGGCCAATGATTGCAGTGGATTAAGTTGAGCGTTTCGTTCAATTTGGTAACGGTTGAAAGCGTTCTGATATTCTTGTGAACCTAAGTCTTGACCGTAACGTTGCGCCCCTTTAAGAGTAGCACCAGATAACAACCCACCACGCGCTGCTGCGGTGCGGTCAAGTGCTTTCATGCCCTCGGACAATCGAAAAGCATATCCAGGGTCTGCTTGGAATTGACTCATTCCAAATGGCGTGTAGTTTGACGCCATCGGAATCAGTTTGTTGAGTGCTCCTTCACCAGCTTTGCGAAACGGTTCTTGAAGTTCAACTTGTTTGTTAAACATTCGTTCTTGGGCGTCAATACCTTGTTGAGCCGCTGCCGCTTGTGTACCTGCTGCTTCATTTGAAGAATATGCACCAATAAGCGCACTCCCTACAATTGCGGTTGCAACCCAAGTCATTGCAGTTCTCCTTGCAGGACTTTTATTTCTCCTGCGATTTTCAATAAATTACTAGAATCAAACAACGCCGTGTTGTCAGGCTCAACAAGTTCTGCCTCAATTTCATCAAGATCTGTTTTGTCTGTTCGGTGAACAGTAACGCCAATAGCGTCAGTTACTGCCAAAGTTACCCGTTTGGTCCCTGGTTTAGACTCAACCACATCACCGGCTTGTAGACGCTTCATTCCATTTTCGGTCCACGCAATTATTTCACCCATCGCGCACAAAAACAAATGATGATGTTTGTGTACTTTCCCAACAATCAACGTACCAGCAGGACGAAAAACTTTACGGCAATACATTCCAGATTCTGAGAAGTAATGCTCTGTTTGCAAATCAGCTTGCGGCATCTGGACCATTTCGGCCTGTAACCGCTCAATCTGCTCCCGAGATGGGATTAAATTAGCAAGATTGTTCAAGTCACTTCCCGCCCAGAAACCCGGATATTGATCGCGCTGGCCGTACCTGCAATTGTACTGATAAAGTCGCCAACCCCTAGAACTTGCCCGACCAACTCTGGGAACGTATAAACCTCAGACGCGGCAAGCGTTTTGGTTTTGGTGATCAAGTTGGTATTTCCGGCAGAACCAGCTACTGTGACCAAGTTGACGGAAATTGTAGCAGCCGAACCGCTGATGTTGGTTGCTGTAAACTTGTCAATGATTGCGGTAACACCAGTCGCCGTGTACTGGGTTGTTTGGGTTGCTTCGGCAAACTTTGCCGGAACTAGAACTTTAACTGTGACGGCCATGTAAAAATCCTTTATTCAAGCATGAGGTAGCTGCGGGAATCTTGATTCCACTTGCCTGTAGCGCCGTTGTATATCAGCTTGTCACCATCAGACGGGTTCATTGCAGTTACATCTGCTAATTGAGCAAGCATAGCGGTTATTTGTGCGGGCAACAACGCCAACGCATCAATTTGTTTTTGTAACTCCGCAATTTGCGGCAGCAAAGCCATTGGCGATTGTTGCGTATCTACGTTTTGCGTTAACTCTTGCAACGCGGCGTTGTAAGATGCAGTCAACGATACTGCGTCCGGCCCAACGGCGGGGTTGTCGTAGACTTCTACAGCCGCGTTGTTAAGAGACAGAAAGAACAAATACCAAGCACGATCAATAAACCCCGTACGGGAATCAACCAGCGGCACTCGTGGTGGGGTGATCGGCGTAATATTAGGCATTTGTGCCGCTTAATATCAACTCTGCGCCCATGATCACCGTCTTGACCGGATCAGTTCCCGAAATTTCGTAGACCCGATCACGCAGCTTTAAGGTCATACCCAAGCGTCGCCAAAACACCCGTTGCTGATAGACTCCAATTTTGCCTACTGGCGCCCAGTGTTCGTTTGACCAAGTGTGGCCTGCGTCATCAGACCAGCGCAGCATAATCTGCGGGTCAACACCTTGTGTGCCGGTTTCTTTTTGGTTGGTAATTAAAGAATTACCATCGTTGGTAGCCAAGTCATAAAAATTTTGCGTTTGAAGATAAATGTCTTCGTTTGGGGAAAGCCCATTTAGACCAACACCAGACTCGCAATCCAGTTGCAAAGTGTGATGAGCGGTGCGCTTGAGGTTGTTTTGTCCGGTAGGAAGCGCCCGCCAAGAGCGCAGCCACTTTTGAATGCTGCCGTTGTCGGCGTAAACATCTAAATCAAAAGCGTACAGATTGCCGTTTTCAAAGTCACCAACAACAATCTGATTGTTAAACGCCATCTGGCAGTTGCTGCGGTGGCGCGTAAATGCGCCATTCACCCAACCAGCCCGCTCGTGCCATGCTCCCGTAGCCGCGTCATACACCCATGTAGCGTTGCCAGTTGGGAATATCAGAACATAGAAAGAATGACCGTCTTGCTGGTACGTGTAGGCGATTGCGTCAGAAATATCGCTGTATTGCTGGATCTGCCATTCAATCGCATGAGTTGAAATACGTTGGCCGGTGTATCCATTAGCGCGATACACCATGCCCTGCCCGCGTCGGTCGCGTCCAAGCCAGAACATCCCGTTGTCCATTTTGGCAACGGAATATGGTGCAGCGCAACCTAACTCATTAAACGCGCCTTGAATGCGTTGCAGCGGAAAATCTGTAGTGCCTGCGTCGTACCAGACTTCAATTGAGTTAGTACCAAACGCCCAGACCTCGCGGAAGTTTGCCGCTACTGAAACCAATCCATCTGGCGAGCCTTCAGTGCTGGCAAATTCCAACGGGTCAATAGACGTACCATCTAACAGCGCAGTCACCCATAACTTCTGGCTGTTTGGCTCGTTGAACACAAAGTAGCCGTCCAAATAACAGACGGTTACAGCGCCGGGGAAGTCAGGATCGGTAATCTGACCAAAAGCGTTGGTGGTGTTGTTGTAGATGTAGCTTGGCCCGTTGGCCGCGATAAACAACTGTGTACCGTTGTCAGACATACTGACCGGCCCTGTGCCAGATACGGTACCCAACAGCGTTGCGGTATAGGAGTTGTTGATCTTGTACAACTCTGTGCCAGACACTACAAACGCGATGCCGTCTTGCGGCGAGAACGCCCATACGCCACGAATCGGACCGCTGCCAATTGTTGCCAAGAACTTGAGTCCTGGCGTTCTATTTAAAAACGCTGGTTCCTTACCTGCTTCCGGCACAATTTCTGGAAACAAGTTAACCATTCTGTTGTCGGCAGCGTTAACGCTGCGAGCAACGTAGGCCGAACCAAGAATAGGGCTTTTCATTAGGCGGTAACTGCTTTGATGACCGCAAAGTTAATCACTGGCGCGTCTGTAGCTGTGCCGCTAGTTGACCTAAACGTGATGTTAAAACTACCCGCCGCTACCGCAGTCACCAACAAATCGTACAAGTTAGTACCTGATTTCTGGTTTAGGATAATGACATCAGTTGCCGCTACAGTGCTGTTTGTTACCGTAAACGTGGCGGCGGTAGTTGAACCCGCCGCGCTAAACATGGTGATAGCGCCGGTTGTTTTATTAAGCGTGACGCCTGTTGTGCGGCTAGTTAACTGAGTAACAGTACCGCCAGCGCCTGTGCCATATCCAACACCAGCGGTCCCTGTTGAAACAATTGTTCCAGTAGCGGTAAAACTTGTGCCAGTAGCCGCTCCGATAGCGGGAGTGGTCAACACCATGTTTGTACTGGTACAAGAACTAATGTTTCCGCTTGCAACAATACCAAGTGCAGGCGTCACCATTGTTGGCGACGTGAACAACAAAGTTTTAGTCAGTTGTTTGGTTACGTCGCTTTGAACAATCGGCAACACATCAGCATCGTTTATTACCGTTGCAACGGGCAATCCCGTAATGGTAATCGTAGCCATATTAGTAATTTCCTGCGTAGACGTTAAACCTCTGGCGCGTCGCAACCAGAGAGTAAGGCATTGACATTAAATCATCAGGGTTGTTGATGCGCTTGAGGTTGCGTTTGCTGGTCATAGCAATACGTTGAACCTGCGGCGATGGCTCCACGCCAAACTCAGGCGCGATCTCCATCGCCAGGTTGTAGGTGAACGCCCGTAGGTAACCCGGTGGGAAGGCCAGCGTAGTCGCAAGCGTTGCCGGTTCGGCCAACTCTTGAACGCTAATAAAATGGAATTCCAACAGGCGCGTGGGCTTTGGATAAATAAAGATGTCAATGTCGGGGTAGGTCATGTTTACGAACATGACCTGCGGGTAGGTAGACGTTACGGTCTTGACCGCAATTCCGTTGTACTGCTGCTGATTGATTAGCTTGATCCCGTAAGACACATTGGTCTGCGGATCACGAAAATACGTTGCGTCGTCAACCAGAATAGGGCGAACGGCAGTACCGTTTAGACGTACCAAAGACCCTGACGGGCCGAGCGTAGCGTTGATTGAACCAACAGGCCAATTAACAATCTGGTCTATTGTTGAGAACACCGACAACCGCTCAGTGTTCCAACTGTCAATCATTTGATTCATTGCCATCAGTGAATCTTGCATCACCGAGGCCGATGACGTCTCACCTTCTGCCAGAACCCCCAACAAACGCAGGGCGCGGTTGATCTGATCACCAGCGGAATATGTTGCCATCGTAAAACCTCAAAAGGAGGGGCCGAAGCCCCGCCTGTTAGCTTGCGCTGTGGATGATTGCGAAGTTGATAATAACAGCTTCAGAGTATGAAGTTGCACTCAAATTACGCAACGTGATTGAGGCAGAACCAGCAGACATATTGGAAACGTAAGAGGTGTAAGCCCCAGCGGTACTACCAGTAGTAACGCTAGAAACACACACAATGATCGTGTCATTGGTGGAAATAGTGCTGTTGTTTAACGTAAACGAAACCGCAGTAGACCCAGCCAAAGCCGCGTTGTTCATTGTGATGCGACCAGCAGACTTGTTCAGCGTTACCGCTGTGGACTTGTCTGTTAATTGTGTAACCGCACCTTGGGCTGCTGCGCTATAGCCGATTTCACTGGTGGCGTATACAGTCGTGCCAACAATCGTCGATGGAATAACAGCACCAATCGTGCCGCCATCAATATCTTGATCGCTATAGGCAACGCCAATAGCTTTTGTATTACCCATTTTTAATTCCTTTAAAAAAGGGGAGAGCTTGTGGCCCTCCCCCTTAGATTTAGGCTTTTAGCCCAAACGGTAAACAACGTAAGTACCGTCGCCGGTCTTACGGAAACGGAACAACTGGCTGGTTGTAACAGCGATAGCAACCAAAGCGTTGCCGCCATCGGTTACACCAGTGTTAACAGCCAACGTCACTGCGCCAGACGAAGTGCCGATGTTTACGATTGACAAGTCAAACGTGCTACCGACCGTGGCGTTAGGAACAGCAGCATCAATCGCCGTGCCCAAAGGCAGCGTGTACGTTGCGGCAGACGTTGATGGGTTAGCCACCAACATCTGGTTAACGATCTGCGCTGCGGTAAGAGTTGCAGTTGCCGTGGCCGTCTGGGGGACAGCCATAGCACCCATGATTGTTTCCTGACGGTTACCTGCACCAACTTGGTAACCACCACCACCATTAGGGAGAGCCATAATATTTCCTTAAATTAAGAGGTTCAACCCCAGACGCGGCAAGCCATCTGTGGACGGATCGTGCTGAAGCCATACAGAACGTCAATACGGCAAGGCAGACGGTCGTTGTTAATATCGTACTGGCGCACGACACGCAGCGAAATACCGTTATGCACTGCGCGAGCAGCCATATCAACACCCTGCGGCAACAACAAGTCGGCCGTAGCAAACGTGATTGCGTCCTTGTGGTAGACCAAGTTCTGTGGGTACTGGGTGTTTGCCGAACCAACAAACGTAATAACCGCGCTAGTGGCTGGGAACGCATTGATTGTTGCCAAAGCATTCGATGCCGTGTAAAGCGCCGGAGAGATTGCCAAGGTCATTGCAGTGCTGGAGGTCACGCTGTTGTCAGCGGTCACAACGAACTGCTGAAGCGAACCAGTTGACTCACGGGTCTGTGGGTTGACTGCAAACACACCGTTGATGGTGAACACGTCGCCTTGCTTAACCGTCTTGGTTCCGCTAGAGAACGTGATGGCGAGGGTCGATTGACCTTCGGCAAACGTGGCGCTTGCGGAAACAATTGGCGAAACAGGGAAATCGCCCGTGGTGTGCTGTTTGATTGACTGAGACATATTGATCTCGTCAAACCCAAGAACACCAGTCCCCATCATGCCGTTTTTGAACTGTTTGGAGATCGTGTCCGTAGGATTGAACAGACCTTTCATGCCTTCAACCAGACCAGCGTTGGCAGCGGGGTTAACCGTTGCATAACGTGGGGACATCACAGCGGCGTTTTCGTTCAGCTTCTGTTGCGCTTGCAGCAGAACCAGCGAAGTGCCTGGGGTTGTGCCTGGTGTACCGACCGTGTTACCAATTGCTTTGTAAGCATTGGCAACGTCAGCGTCAATGCTGGAGGCCAACTGCGAGATACGCGGCTTGAGAACGCGCTCTGCAAAGTCATCCAACTGCATTGTCAGCTCGGCAGACGTAAAGTTCACGCCGATATGCTTCTGCGAAGCCACGGTCAGGGTGGTGAACTGCTCGTTGTCGTCCTGAACTTGCAGGGCAGCACCGTCAGTTACCAGAGCGCGGTCGGGCAGACGAATACGCAGGGTCGAACCGATCTTTGCACCTTCAACAGCAAAGCTGTCATCGTACTGACGGTTCACGTTACGGGTGATCACAAGGTTGTTCTCAAGGATTTCGAGAGCCTTCCGAGTGATCATGTCAATCGTAAGAATGCTATTTGACATGGTAATTCCTAAAAAAAGTTAGCGATATTGGGCTTGTGCTTTTTTAATCTGGCGCTGCCTATCTGCTTCAATCCATTCCGAGGCAGACATCGTTTTGGTGGACCGTGGGTCCGTCGTGTCATAACTCGGATTGCCTGAACTTCTGGCAGTTACCGGACTAATCGGCGCGGGCGCAGACGTAGTACGTTTAACTGGCACATCATTGGCTATTTTAGCCTCAATGCGTCCAATTTCCTTTGCCTGCAAAATCGGGCTAAGACGGGATATACGATCTGTCTCTTTTGGATTGGACCCGAGGTAGTACGCTACATCAGGGCCAGCATCAGAGGCTTGAATCGCTTGCGCCATCAC